ACTTCGACGGGGAGGCGGAAAGACTTGCCTCCTCCGAAGCGTGGGGAGGTAGCGACCTGGACACTGCCATGGGAATCCTGCACCAGTACAGGCAGATCGGGCGGGATACCGGGGACTACAGCCTGTTCCACGAATGGTCCCACATCATCCAGCGCAAGGGCACAAAGGGCGGGCAACTCGTGCAAGCCTTCGCAAAGTACAGCCGCACCGCGACCGAGGCAGCGCGGAAAGCATCCGAGACGATGCGTGAGACCGCAGGCAGGCTGACGCCCGCTGAGCAGGAGCGTGTGCGGAGGATCACGGAGGGAATCATCGGTGCGGCTGACGAATTTTCCGAAGACGCCGCCAGGGAGGCCGTAGGCCTGGCGAGGGGCGAGGATGTCCCGGGGTCCGCTCCTGCCGGGTCGAGAGACGCGCAGCGGGCCACGGACGCCGAGCATGTCATCCGGGAGATCTACCAGATCTTCCGTGAGCAGCGGGACCACGGGATCCCCGTGGAGAACTGGATCACGGAGGCAGGCGACCGTCTGGCTCAGAGGATCTCCGCACGGATTGAACCGAAGGCCACCAGGGCACAGACCACTATGCAGACCATCCTGGATGATCTGGTGAATTACGCTTCCGAGCATGCGCTGCAGCAGGCGGATCGGGAGGCTCCCCGGACGGCCATCGAGCGCATCACGGACTACCTCAACAACCGGGAGGCCTACGCCCGCGCCTGGCAGGAGGCCAAGGATGTGCTGCGGGCGCAGTACGCCGATGACCCGGAGAAGCTGGAGGCGCTGGAGAGTTTCCTGAACGCCACCATCAGCTACAACGGGGAGGACCTGGACAGGACCATGTACCGTGCGATCCTGGAGTCCGCGGAGGCCCTTGGGATCACAAAAAAGGATATCCTGGACCTGGCGGCGGCAGGGGTCGGGCAGAATGCCGCACGGCGCATTGCCGACGAATTCATCCGGCGCGTCGGTACAGAAGACCAGGTGCTGCTGGACGCCGTGCAGCGGCACATCGGGAACCTGATTCGGGAGAGCAACATCGAGGGGCGCACGGAGAGGCTGGAGGACGAGGCGGCGAGAGAACTGGACATCAGGCTCACAGAGCTGCTGCGGGAATCCCGCCTCACCAAGGCCGAGGCGGCAAACCGGATCGCCGGGTATCTCATCAACGAGCTGCACATTCCGGCAGCGGACGCCGCCATCGCGGCAAACCACATCGCCGGGCATTACATGGAGCGCATCCAGGAGCGGGCGGACCGTGAGCTGGAAAAGATGTTCCGGGAGACCGGCGAGAGGATCAAGCCCGCGCAGCGAGACAGACTCATGGATCTCATTCACCTGGGCGGTCTCACCAGCACTAACGTGGAGGACGCCGTGGTGGACGCCCTGGGGCTTGGCAAGCTCAGCAGGGCGGAGCAGCGGCGCATCACGGAGACTATGGCCAGGTTTGCGGACACACTGGACGCCATCGCGGAGGATGACCTGGAGGGGCTCCGGCAGCTCATCCGGGAACAGGCTGCCGTGCGGAAGACCAAGCTGGACCGCCTGGCGGAAAAGGTCCTGGGCGGCACCACGGACACGGAATACCTCCGGGCTCTGGCCACGGTACAGCTCGGCCTCATCGCTGCGGACTACGTCCCCAGGACCGCCGGGGAGAAGCTCAGCACCTATCAGGTGATCTCCCACCTGCTGAACGCCCGCACGGCCATGCGCAACCTTACCAGCAACCAGGTGTTCGATCTGGTGGAGACCGCGGCGAACAACCTCGGTCTTTTGCCGGACATCATCATGAGCCGGTTTACAGGTCAACGCGGCGTAGGGCTGCAGAAGAGCTGGGCCAGCGCGGCGAAGCGGCGCGGCGCCATTCAGGGCGCGGGGCGCAACCTTCTTGAGATCGCTTTGGACGCGGCTCCGGGGGAGCGGAATCTGAGTAAGTACGGCACCGGGGCGCGGCGCACCTGGAGCATGGCCAACAGCGGCGCCGTCGGGCGCATCCTCTCCCGGGCGGAACAGATCCTGGGCTACGAGCTGAACACCACGGACGAATTCCACAAGGGCAGCGTCTACGCCGAGACCTTGGAGAGCCTGGCAAGATTCGTGGAGCGAGGGCAGATGACGGAGGAGGAGGCGGCGGAGTTCGCCGCCCAGGAGGCACTGTACCGCTCCTTCCAGGATGACACGCTCGTCGGCACGATGCTGGGCGGACTGCGGGATGTCCTGAACACGGCCGGAATCGGGAATACATCCGGCAAGACTGTCAGGGGCAGGCCTGTACACGATTTCGGCCTGGGCGACCTGGTTGTGAAGTATACCCAGGTGCCCGGGGCGCTGATCCACAGGACCATCGAGTTCAGCCCTGTCGGTTATGTCAAGGGGCTGTATCATCTGGCACAGACGGTGAACCGGGCAGGGCGCGGCGAAAGCACGCTCAAGGCCCAGCGGGATGCCGCTCTGGCATTCGGGCGGGCCACCACGGGGAGCGGACTGATCATGCTGTTCGCGCTGCTGGCGAAGCTTGGCCTGCTGCGGCGGAAAGAAGCAGAAAAGGACGCCAACGCCGCCGCTCTGCTCCAGAGCCAGGGCATCACCGGGACACAGCTCAACGTGACGGCCATGGGGCGGCTCCTCTCCGGGAAGAGTCCGGAGCCGCAGAAGGGGGACGTGCTGGCCGACATCAATTTCCTGGAGCCTCTGGACAGCCTCATGACTATCGCAACACTGGTCACAAATGACAAGGAACTGAAGGGGCTGGACCTTGGCAAATTCTTTACCGATGGGAGAGTGGCCGGGAAGACCGTAGAGGACTCCCTTCAGGGCATTTGGCTGGCGTTGGAGAACACCTCCGCCATGCAGACCCTGAGCAACATATACAACACGATCCAATACCACGACGTGGAGAGCGATCTGCCCCTGTATATGCAGGTCCCCTTCGAGATCGCCTCTTCATCGCTGAGCGGCTTTGTCCCCGCGCCGGTGCGGCAGCTTGCGCAGGCGTCAGACATGGTATACAGGGACCAGTATCGCTCCCGCAACCTCCTGGACCAGGCGGCGGCGCGGACGGCAAACGCCGTCCCCGGAGTCCGGAGCCTCCTGGCCCCGAAGCTCACGCCCCTGGGCGAGCCGAGACGGTACGAGAGCCCCACCCTGAACGCCATGAACGCTCTGCTGAATCCCGGGAGCATCAGCGTATACGACACGGACGAGGTGCGGGATGAGCTGCTCAGGCTGTATGAGGCCACGGGGAGCGGAACGGTACTGCCCCAGAGGAATCCGCCGTATGAGGCGAAGCTGAGCGGCGAGACCTATACCCTGACCCCGGACGAGCGGACGCAGTGGCAGGCATTCCGGGGCGGGCAGATCACCGGCCTGATGCGGCAGATGCTGACCAGCGGCTGGTACGCCGGACTCAGCGACGCGGACAAAGCCGAGACCGCCAACTGGATCCGGAACTACGCGAACTTCCTCGCGGCCAAAGCGTTCGCGGAAAGCCGTGGCACGGAATACAGCAACACCGCCTACGACAAGGCCTACCAGGCCGCGACCCAGGCGGGGATCGAGACAGCCGTATACCTCCAGTACAAGGGAATGACCGGGAGTTTGGAAGCGGACAAGGACGCAAGCGGCAAGAGCATCAGCGGCAGCAAGAAGGCCAAGGTGTTGGACACCATCAACAGCCTGCCGCTCACCAACGCGCAGAAGGACTATCTGTATCGGGACAACGGTTATGCCGAGAGCACCATCGACGAAGCGCCCTGGCGCGTCGGGAGCGGATCCGCACGGAATACCGGGAGCCAGACGCTCCAGCTTCCCGCGGTGCAGCCGAAGCGTCAGAACCCACTGACACAGATGATGCTCCCCACGAGAAAATGAGAGGAGACATTATGGAACAGAACAATCACAGTTACGTTCCCTTCGCAGCATTCGAGGCCGCGGAGGAGCGGGCGGACCGCAGGGACCGTAGACACTGGATCGGCCACATCGTGGAGCTGATCATCATCATCGCCATGGCTGCGGCGTTCCTGTTGTATCTGAATCAGTATGACTTCAGCTGTACGACCAGCGAATACACGCAGGACGGACAGGGCGTCAACATCATCGGGGAAAGGAATGGTGTATTGTTCGATGGGTCAGAAGTTGAAGGTTACTACCCGAAAGAGGACTAAGAAGAAGAAAAACGCCAGCGGTACCGCGAAGAGGAAGCGGAAATGACCCCAGAGGATTACTCCAACGTCCGTGTGAAGAACCTGGTGGCGGAGTACATCCACAACGCCAGAGATAGAGATATCCTATTGGACAATCTGGTGGACGGGCTGAGCTACGGTGAGCTGGCAAATAAGTATCACCTCACCTATGAGGGGATCAAAAAGATCATGCGCAAGGGGAAACGAACCATTTTCCGCTACTACTGACAATACCCATATCGTACCCGATGAGGGCCTATCCGGTGACTTCCGGATAGGCCCTCTTTTTTATATGCTTATCCCAGGAGGGCAAACAAATGTACGACTATTTGGAGCTCCTGGATTACTGCGCCTGGGATGTAGACCGGGCGCACGGTGAGATAGAACGCATGAGGAGGACGCGATATGGCGTGGAGGCGATGGAACCCCAACCCACAGGGATTGATGGTGGGAGACTGCACCGTCCGCGCCATATGTGCAGTGACGGGGCAAGACTGGAACCGAGTACACCGGGATCTGTGTGACCTTTCCCGGGATATGGCGGACATGCCGTCCTCAGATCGGGTGTGGTGGGAGATGCTGCGGTATCACGGCTTCAGGCGTGTCAAGATGATCGACCGCTGCCCGGAGTGCTATACCGTGGCGGATTTTGCGGAGGACCACCCCCGGGGGATATACGTGCTAGGGCCACCGGAGCATGCAGTCAGCATCATCGAAGGGGACGTCTGGGACAGCTGGAACAGCACGCAGACCATACCGACATACTACTTTGAACGATAGGAGGATTCAGCTGTGATCGATCAGATGGGAAGATGGTATCCGGATTACCCGGGGCAGCAGCCGCAGCAAGACCCGCAATTCATGCGAATGATGGGGCTGACGGGACACGGGCAGAACAGCCAAAACACGCAGGCGATGACTCCGCCCACCATCCACGCGGAAATCATTCAGTACGGCAGCGAGGACGAAGTTGACCGGTACCCTATGGCGGCGGGAGCATCACAGATGTTTGTGAGCCGGGACGAATCGACCTTTATCGTGAAGACCATGCACCAGGGCGGACAGTTCGACAAGGACTATTACGATAAGCGGCCTCCGGCGCCGCCCGCACCGAAGCTGAATCCGGCAGAATATGTGCGAAAGGATGAGCTGCAGGCACTTCTGTCGGCAGCATTGAATGACAGGGGAGGAGACCAGCATGAGCCTTTTTGAGAGATTGGGAGGACATACGCCTCCGCAGAACCCGCAGCAGGGTCAGCAGATGGACCCGCAGATGCTCCAACAGATGCAGCGTGACGTGGACGAAATCAGCAGAGGGCCGGGGGCCTATCTGCAAGCGAGGGGATACAACATCCCGGAAGGCATGACGGACGTGCGGCAGATCACCCAGTATCTGCTTCGTACGGGCCAGGTGGGGGCACAGAAGGTTCCACAGGTTTTCAACAGACTGGGCCTCAGAAAATGAGTATTCAGCCGTCCGGGTGCACACGGCGGAGGAATAAATACAACGAAAGGACTAAGACAATGGCAATTTTTGACGAGGGCCGGAACAACGGCTTCTATATGCCGGTCGCTCCTGCGTATGGCGGCTATGGTAACCAGGGCGGCCTCTTCGGCGGGGATTTCCTGGGCTGGGTCATCCTACTGCTTCTCATCGGCGGAGGCGGCGGCTGGGGCCTGGGCGGCTTCGGCGGCGGCATGATGTGGCCCATGATGATGGGCGCTGGCATGGGCGGCTTCGGCCTGGACTACCTCTACCCCTGGCTCAACAATAGCCAGCACATCAGCGACGGCTTCCGGGACCAGCAGCTCAACACGCAGCTCGACGGCCTGCGCACGGACGTGAACCGTGGCTTCGGCGACGTTCAGCTTGGCATGGCCGGTATCGGGCGTCAGATCTGCGAAACCGGCAACAGCATCACCGGCGCGGTGCGGGACGGCTTTTACGGCGCAGAGATCGCGGCAAACAACCGGCAGATGGCCAGCATGCAGCAGGGCTTTGCGCTCCAGAGCGGTCTGGCTGAGAACCGCTACACCATCAGCACGGAGGCCTGCGCCAACCGCACGGCGGGCTACCAGAACACCAGAGATATCATCGACAACCAGAACCGGGTGGGGCAGTCCATCATTGACAAGCTGTGCCAGCTGGAGCTGGACAACGTGAAGGGCCAGAGCGCGGCGAAGGACCGCGAGATCGACAATCTGCGGACCGAGCTGCTGTATGCCCGTGGAGAGGCTTCCCGGATCGCCAACGCGGACAGCATCGTGGACCGCGTTTACACGCGGCTGAAGGACTGCCCCGTGGATACCGTACCGGTATTTGGGAACCAGCGGATCTGGAACTGCACCCAGCCCGTGAACAACGGCTGCGGCTGCGGCAACAACGGCTTCGGCTTCGCTGCCTGAAGGGCGGTGAGCTGAATGCCTGAATTCATTGCAACTGAGCAGACCGTTCAGCCGGGCGCCAGCGTCATTTTCGGCGCGGCTTCCGCGCCATGCAATCGTGGGCTGGTGTTCCACCGGCCCAACAGCGGGCTTTTCCGGCTCGCGTCACCGCGTACCATGGGATACTCCCACTGCGGCTGCTGCGGCATGCCCGAGGCTGACTACCTGGTCTCCTTCAACGGCAACATAGCGGTGCCTACCGGCGGGACCGTGGAAGAGATCACCCTCTCCGTCGCGGAGGAGGGAGAAAGCGACGCGGGGAGCCTGATGCGCTTTACGCCGGCAGCCGTTGAGGAGTACGGCAACGTGGGCACTGACATCATCGTGTCCATCCCGTATATCTGCGGATGCGGGAGCGTTGCCATCCGCAACACCAGCGCACAGCCGATCACCCTGAGCAACGGCGTCCTGACCGTTGCCTTCGATCGAGTGCGCTGAGGAAGGAGAAAAAATGGAAGACAAGACCAAGGTCCTGGAAGAGCTGTGCGAGATCATCACCCAGCATCTGCGGGACAGCACTGATCGTTTGAAGCGCGGTGGGGACATGAGCGTGGCGAACATCGACATCATCGACAAGCTGACCCATTCTCTCAAGTGCGTCAAGACCACGCTGGCCATGATGGAGTCTGAGGGCGGGGAGTCCCGAAGGAGCTATGATGGTGGAGAATATCGCCGGAGCTATGAGGGCGGGAACTCCATGCGTAGGTCCTACGCCGACGAATATTCCAACCGGCGCGGGCGTGACAGCATGGGCCGCTACGTCTCCCGAGACGGTGGGTACAGCGCCCACGACGGAATCGAGGACATCATGATGGATTTCCGGGATATGCCGGAGTCCGAGCGCCGCAAGCTCAAGAGCATGCTGGATCGCATGTAACGAGAAGAGGGACCGGGAAACCGGCCCCTCTTTGGACTATTTAATCGTTAGCCTGGGACTGGATTGATTTCATTGCCGTTTTCATTGCCATTTCGTTGTCAAATTGGTTTTCGGAAGGGCAGAAATAATTACTCTGCCGAAAGCACATTCTCAGCTCCCAACACGCCGAAAATGGCGTGGTTATGCGAAAACCGCCCAGCCATCAGGCCGGGCGGCTTTCGTACTTTTTGGTGGAGGCGGGGGGAGTCGAACCCCCGCTTGATATGCCAAGAATGGCCCTACTGCGCGGCATTTTTTTCTGCATTGTCGTTTTCATTGCCGTTTTGGAAGAATTGCTCTAGCTTGCCCAGCTGATCCTCCAGGTGCTTCTGGCTCAGGTGGGTGTATATCTCCATGACGATCTGGTCATCCTTCCAGCCGCCGATCTGTTGGGTGATCTTCGCGGGGACGTCCAGGGAAAAGCACAGGCTGGCGAAGCTGTGACGGAGGCCGTGCTGGCCGACGGGCGGCAGGCCCAGGCGCTCACAGATCTGATTGGCCCGCCGGTAAACGCTGTTCGGGCGGACCTTCACCACCTTGCCGGACTTGTCCCGGACGGCCTGGAGCGCGGTCCTCAGCTCCGGGATGAACAAAGGGATATACCTGGCGGACTCTGCCGTTTTCGCTCCGGTTTTCGTCACATACTCCCGATCCTTATTCTGGACCGTCGTCTGCGTAATGTGAATGCGGTTATGCTCCAGATCCACCTGGGACCATTCCAGGCCCTGGACCTCTGAGCTGCGGCAGGAGCTGAGGCAGAGCAGGAGCGGGATCGCGTGTTTATCCTTTGCAGCTTCTGCCACAAATCGCTTGATATCTTCCGGCTCCAGGAAGGCGTGGTCCGGCCGACTGCGCTTGACCGTGCTGATCTCCGGCAGGGCGATCCCGCATTCGTGCTTACATACTGATCTGATGAACCGCCAGGCGTTCTCCATTGACTTCGGGGACAGCCTGGCGGCGTCTTTGTTATATGCGGCTTGCCAGTCGGTGATGGAGCTGACGGGAAGATCCATCACGGACTGGAAGCGGCAGCGCATGATCACGTCATACCCCCGGATCGTCTCCGGGGAGTGCTTTGCCTTCTCCTGGGCGGAGATGTACTTGGCGCAGGCCTCCCGCAGCGTCATGGAGCTTTTGGCCTGTGGCGTCCGCTTCCCGGCCAGGTATTCCGCCTTGATCAGCGTGGCCTTCCGAGTGGCTTCCTTCGCCGTGGCGCAGGTGATGGGGATATCCTCACCACCCAGGCGGAGCCGGCAGAACCAGTTACCGGAGGGGAGCTTGCGCGGCTCAGGTACCTTCATTGCAATCAGCTCCAATCGAATGAATATTCGCTATCATGCTGACTCTTTAGCCAGGCCAGCATTTCTTCCAGATCTTCCAGCGTCGCATCTTCCGCGTCAATGATGCGGATGTGATCGTCGGTCCACGCCTGGCGGATCAGCGATTGTACCCTGGCCCGCTCCTGCGGATCTAAAGCGCTGCGGTTTTCGCGGGGCTTTTTTTGTTTCTTTAGCTGCCGGTTCTCGATCTCAGATATGGGTTTCTCATTGTTGAAGTCATCTTCGGATATGTGCTCCAGTTCGTGGTCCATGGCCGCATGCTGGGCTTCGCTAGATGCGCGGGTGTTCAAATATACCGAATATGTGCCGTCATCATTCGGCCGGACAGCAGCGTTTATTGAATCGTCCTTCAGGTCCACGGCCCGGACAAAGTAGTCCGCACCCTCAATCGGTATCGTCATGCTCAAAAGCCTTAAGCAGTTCGGCCACCTTCATTACAGCTTCCGGAGTGGCTTTTTTAGATGTTTTGAACAGGATCCGCATGTCCGGCCGCTCCCGAAGCGTCTCCAGAATATCTTCCATGTCATCTTCAGGAATGGTCTTGGCTTTGTCCGTAGGAACAAACTCCATTGATGGAGTAATGGCCGGAATTTTAGGTTCTTCTCCCGTCAATTCGTAAATCGAAACGTCCAGATAGTCCGCAATCGCCAGAAGCCGGATATAAGAGATGCTTTGTGCTTTTTTGGGATTCAAATACCCGTTACTAAAGCCTAAATCTTGTTCAAGTTTGTAAACTGGAATGCCCTTTTCTTTGCATATCCTTCGGACTCGTTCTATCTGTGTCATGACGGCCTCCTAAAAATCGAGGAAAAATCCTAAATTTATGTTGACATTTAGGAAATACCCTATATAATGGGAGGTATGAAGGGCGCAGAACACCCGCCGCCCTTCACGCGCTGGGCAGAAATAGGTTAATTGTGTCAGCATCACTAGTTTAGCTTATTTCCTAAGCTCTGTCAAGCTGTTAAAAGGAGGGAAGGAATTGATCTTAGACAACATCAAGCGGCTATGCCGGGAGCGGAACTTGTCCATCCATGCGCTGGAGAAGGAAACCGGGATTGCCAACGGCGTGATCGATAACTGGGGCAGCGGGCGCCCCCGTGTAGATCTGCTGAAAAAGGTGGCGGACTACTTCGGCGTCACCGTGGACGAGCTACTGAGAGAGGGCACCGCCGATGCCGTACATTAAGCCGCTGACGCCCCAGCCGTGGGCGCGGATGCACAGGCTGCTGGTGGGCTACGGTATGACCGGCCCGAAGCTGGCGGAGATCCTGGGCGTATCCAGGCCTACGGCCAAGGCGCGGATCGACGCGCCGGGAAAGCTCACACTGGAGGAGCTGGACAAGATCTCCAGGCGCGGACATATCCCGCTGGATGAGCTGCGGGACTGCATTGGGAGGTAAGACAATGAACAAGATTAAGGACATTCTCTGCTACATTCTTTTTTTGGCAGCGTTCTTCTTTGTAGGCTCCGGGATGCTGGAATACTGCATCCTGAAGCTGTTGAGCTTGGTGGGGTGGTGAGGATGGAGTATATCGAGCGGGAGGAGCTTTACAAGCAAGTTCAGTCAGCTTACGTCACCGCAGAACGGTGCGGTTTTGAGCTTGGCAAAGATGTTGTTCTGCTGGCCATCAAACAGCAACCCGCCGCCGATGTGGTGGAAGTGAGGCATGGGCGGTGGGAACAAGTGGGTTCAATACGAATGAGTATCAAGGGCTACAAGGTTTTTAACCCGGATTGGACGTGCCTGGGTATGAAGTACGAGGTAGGGCAAACCTACAAGCACGACGGGCCTATCTCCATCTGCAAGGCCGGATTCCACTTCTGCCGCAAAGTCGCGGATTGCTTCAGCTATTACAGCTTCGACCCGCAGAACAAGGTCGCGGAGATAGAAGCTATCGGGCTGGTTGAAAGTGATAGTACCAAGTCCGTCACGAACGAGATCAAAATTCTCCGTGAAATCCCGTGGGCTGAAATGCTAGAGCTCGCCAACGAAGGAAAAGGCAATGCAGGGCTTAGGAACACCGGGGACTGGAACACCGGGAACAGGAACACCGGGGACTGTAACACCGGGAACAGGAACACCGGGGACGGTAACACCGGGAACAGGAACACCGGGAACTGGAACACCGGGAACTGGAACACCGGGAACTGGAACACCGGGGACGGTAACACCGGGAACAGGAACACCGGGAACTGGAACACCGGGAACTGGAACACCGGGAACTGGAACACCGGGGACGGTAACACCGGGGACTGGAACACCGGGGACGGTAACACCGGATTTTTCTCTACCATTACGCCAAAAATCAGTTTGTTTGAAAAGCCAACGGACATGACATATCCAGAAGTCTTAAGTATTCCGGGGATTCAGGTTTTGAATCAGGCGTACGAAAATAACTGGTGGATTTATAGCGATGACATGACATACGAAGAAAAGGCTGCGCATCCCGAGCATGAAACGACTGGTGGATACCTGAAATCCATTCCTTTCAAGGATGCCTGTGCGCTGATGTGGAAGAATCTGAGCGATAACGACAAGCGGAAGGTGCTGGAGATCCCAAACTTTGATGCAGATATTTTCTATCGAATCACCGGGATTCGTCTCGGAGGGCAGGACGATGTATGACGAGCTGATTAAGCGGCCGAGAGATTAAGGAGGAGACAAAGCCATGAAGTACACATATACCTTCGATCAACTAAAGGATTGTCCCGGAGAAAATACGTCGCGCCTATTTCTGGACTACAAGTCGACGGTCAGGCAATTCGGCGGTGTAGATCTAACCCGATACCTCACCGCTGATCACGGAACCGTAGAAGCGCATACCCCGCAGATGGCGTGTGAAAAGCTTTATCTGATTTACAACGCTGAAAAACCGGACGGCTATCGAGGCCGCAGCATGAGCGTCAGCGACATTGTAACGCTATGGGACAACAGTGTGGACCCGCCGAAGAAAAGCACATGGTTTTGTGACAGCTTTGGATTCAAACTATTGGAGGAGGTAACAGCATGACCTGAGCAAGGATGGGGCGCGCGATCAGCCAGGACGGCACGACCGTCACCTATACGGATCTGCGGGAGACCGGCCTGCTCATTGAGAGCCGAAAGCGGCATATCCCCCACGCCAACGGCAGCGGGACCTGGGACCACACGTCGTACTGGGTCCTGCGGGACGGCAAGGAGCTGAAGGAGTGCTACACGCTGAAGGCCGCGAAGGAATGGGCGGGCCGCTACGCCATCGAAAGGGGGCTGATCCCGTGAGCTATTACCGCGTGTGCCCAGGCTGTGGGGCGAATCTGGATCCCGGCGAGATCTGCGACGACTGCTGGGAAAACGGGAGGAGCGCCCGTGCTGCCAACACGGACGCCCCACAGTCTGAGGATATAGAGTCAATTTATATTACCACAGCTTTGTGCGGGAATCAAACGGAGGAGGTAGACGGATGAAACAGACCATGCCGTTGTGCCTGGATTGCCGCAAAGACCTGCAGGCTGCCGGCTACCAGGTCAAGCAGGTATCTGAGATTGTAAACCGCATCACCTGTGGAGTGTGTGGGCGCGACACTTACGGCGGTGCGTTTACGATAACTAAAGGAGCAAAAAATAAGAACGGAGAGGAGGAGTGACATACATGGAAGCCAGCATCTTGGAGATGGCCAGAGGCGCGATTGCCGAGCGCACGGACTACGAAATGGGGCGGGTTATGCAGAACATCATGGATCCGAACACCAAACCGACCGAGAAGCGGAAGATCACACTGACCATCGAGTTCCAGCCGGACGATGACCGAAGCACTATCAGCGTCAGCGTCACGGCAAAGAGCACCCTGGCCCCCACCACACCGATCAAGACGGCCCTGTACGCATCTACCGACAGCTACGGCGAGTTCCGAGCTGTTGAGATGGTCCCGCAGGTCCCAGGGCAGCTCGGCTTTGATGGCAGTGAAGCCGCCCCAGCGCCGGTACTGAGAATTGCGAAGTAAAGGAGAAGAATCATGCTGAAGGAAGCTATCGAAAAAATTGAGGCCATGACCGGCCCGACGATCGCAACCTACGCCATCGGACGGGACTCTATCCAGGAGATTCGGCCGTCGGTCGACGGACCGGAAACCCTGAACGTCAACAGCCTGGATGCGGTGGTGAATCTTATCCGGGCCAACGACGGACAGCTTCCCCACCTGTTCGTCTGCGTCGCTGGATATGGAGTGGTGAACGTTTTCGGTGATCTGGAGCCGGACAACCGTTATGTCCGCAAGCGTCTGTATCATGCGTCTGCGAGTGATGTCCCTGGCTGGGAGCCGAAGATGGAGATGGGGTTCGACGAAGCCACGGTTGCGCTACTCACCCGCTTCCAGGACGGCGGCGACAAGGAGTATGTTCTGCGGCTCCTGAGTCAGATCACCACCGGCGCGAAGGTCACCTACAGCGACAACGGCATCGCGTCGACCATGGTCATGACCAAGGGCGCGTCCCTGGCCGAGAACGTTACCATTAAGCCTATCGTAAAGCTTCGACCTTACAGAACGTTCCTGGAAGTTGAGCAGCCGGAAGGCCTGTTCCTGATCCGCATCCGGGAACGCGGTATTGCTTTCATCGAAGCTGACGGCGGCATGTGGAAGCTGACCGCCAGAAACACGATCAAGGCTTATCTGGAAGAACAGCTCAAGGACTGCAGTGTCACCGTCATGCTGTAAAAACACCGGGGCCGCCATGCGCCAACATGACGGCCCCAGCAGGAGTAGCACAATGTTTATATCTGATATGGACGATCTTACCACAAGGAGGCCGGAAATGCAAGGAGTACATATCACCAGCCTTGAGCTGGAGAACGTAAAAAAGGTCAAGGCCGTGACCTTGGAACCGTCACCCGCCGGGCTTACGGTGATCGGCGGCAGGAACGGAGCGGGGAAAACCTCCGTCCTGGACGCCATCGCCTGGGCGCTGGGCGGTGAGAAGTTTCGTCCGGACGCGGCGAAGCGGTCCGGCAGCGTCCTGGACCCGATGCTGCGGGTGCAGCTCAGTAATGGCCTGACGGTCACCCGCAAAGGCCCGAAAGGTGCTCTCACCGTGACCGACGAAACGGGCAGGCGCAGCGGGCAACAGCTGCTGAACAACTTTATTGAAGTGCTGGCCCTGGACCTGCCCCGCTTCCTAGGGGCTTCCGACAAGGAGCGGGCCGCCATTCTCCTGAATCTGCTGGGCCTTCAGGATCAGCTGGACGCCCTGGAACGGGAGGAACGGGCCAAATACGACACCCGCCTCCAGATCGGCAGGGACCGAGAACAGGCACGGCACCACGCCGACAGCCTGGAGTGGTACCCGGACGCAGGCGCGCCGGTCAGCGTGCTGGCGCTCACGGAGAAGTTAAAGGAGGCGCAGGCGGTGAATGCCGCAAACCGGGAGCTGCGGAACAAGGTGGGGCAGCTGGAAGTGCGCCGGGAGACAATCAGAGACCAGATTCAGGCCCTGCAGACCGAGCTGGGCAGCGTAAATGACGAGCTGGCAACCGCCCGGATGAAAGAGGAACGCCTGACGGACCGGGATGAGGACGCCATCCTTCAGCTGATCCAGGCCGCCGACGAGATCAACGCCAAGGTGCGGGCCAACACCGCCAAGATGGAGGCAGATCAGCGGGCCAGCCTGCTGGCTGACGAATACGACGCTCTCACCGGAGAGATCGAGGATGTGCGCGCACGGCGAGCGGCCCTACTGGAAGGCGCAGATATGCCCCTGCCGGGCCTGAGCGTGCAGGAGGGCGTCCTGACGTATAACGGCCAGCCCTGGAGCTGCATGTCCAGTGCGGAGCAGCTGCGGGCCGCAACGGCTATCGTGGCGCGTCTGAAGCCTGAATGCCGCTTCGTGCTAGTGGACAAGCTGGAGCAGATGGACACGGACACCCTGCGCGAGTTCGGAGCCTGGGCCGCCCAGCAGGGCCTCCAGGTGATCGGGACCAGGGTCAGCACCGGCGGTGAGTGTACCGTGATCATAGAGGACGGGGAGATCGCGGAGGAAGCCGCGCCTGCCCCGAAATGGAAGGAGGGCACATTCTGAGATGATTGTAAAAAGCAAGTACGCCTTGGAGAGCACTGCGAAGAAGAAGGGCATCCGATTCGTCTTTTACGGCGCCGAGGGGATCGGCAAAAGCACGCTGGCCAGCAAGCTGCCCGGCGTGGTGTTCATCGATACCGAGGGCAGCACAGAGCACATGACGGTCTGCCGGTATCCCAGGCCGAAGAGCTGGGATGCTCTGCTGGACATGGTGGACGACGCAGGCCGCATCATGGCCAATAACGGCGGTACCCTGGTGATCGATACCGCCGACTGGGCCGAGCGCCTGTGCACCGAGGCCCTGTGCGCGGCCAAAGGCTGGAAGGGCATCGAGGACGCAGGTTACGGCAAGGGCTACGTCTACCAGGCGGAGGCGTTCGGCAAGCTGCTCGACAAGATGACGGAGATCGCGGAGAAGGGCATCAACGTGGGCTTCTGCGCCCACGCACAGCTCCGCAAGATCGAGGCTCCGGAGGAAACCGGCGCCTACGACCACTGGGAGCTTAAGCTGGCAAAAAAGATCGGACCCATGGTGAAGGAGTGGGCGGATCTGCTGATCTTCATGAACTACAAGATCCTGGTACTCAAAGGGGCCACGCCCATAGAGAAGAACCACGTGGCCGGGGGCAAACGGGTCATGTACACCACACACCACCCCGTGTGGGACGCCAAGAATCGCTTTGGCTTACCGGAGGAGCTGCCCCTGGACTACGAGGCCCTGCGGCCCATATTTGAGGCAAATACCAGGCAGCCGGAAGCCGCTCCCGCTAAGACCGCGCCCGACTTTGAGAGCGTCGCGCCTGATCCGGCGACGGAGCCGCCCCAGGAAACGCCGCTGCCGGAGACGCCCTTCACCGGCGGGGAGGAAGGCCCGGTATTCCCGGAGCCAAAGCCGAAGGAGGAATGGACTGAGGAGGATAAAGCGCAGCTGGAGCCGACGAAGATCGAGAGTGTCTATCCGGATCTGGCCCAGCTTATGCAGGCGTCCGGCGTGACCTATGAGGAGGTACAAGCCGCCGTCAGCGCCAGAGGCTATTTCCCCGGAGATATGCCCGTAGAGCTTTACCCTGCGGATTTCGTGAAGGGCTGCCTGGTGGCCGCCTGGGAATCCGTAAAGAATCTTATTTACAACATGAGGAGGAATCACAATGGCTGATCTGGATCGTGAGCTGGACTGGGACGAAGGTATAGAGCTGAATCCGTCCACATTTACCCTGCTCCCGGAGGGGGAGTACGAATTCACCGTGACGAAGTTCGAGCGGCAGCGGCATCCAGGGAGCGCAAAGCTCCCCAGCTGCCCCAAGGCCGTGCTGACCCTGGAGCTGAAGGCCCCGGACGGCAGCGTGGGCACCATCACCCACAACCTTTTCTTGCATACAAAGACCCAGGGCCTGCTCTCCGCCTTTTTCATTTCCATCGGCCAAGGCAAGCAGGGCGACACCGTGAAGCTGGACTGGAGCAAGGTCGCCGGCAGCACGGGCCGGGCTTCCGTAGGCATCCACAAGTTCACTAAAAAGGACGGCAGCGAAGGCGAGATCAACGAGATCAAGCAGTTCCTTCCACCTCTGCGGAACTGGACGGCGGGAGGATTCTGAGATGGATCTGCGCCCATACCAGGAGGCGGCGCGGCAGGCAATTCACGGGGAATGGGACCAGGGCAGACGGAAGACACTCCTGGTCCTACCCACCGGCACCGGCAAGACCATCGTGCTCGCCGCTGTGGCGGAGGACCAGGTACGGAAGGGACAGCGGGTGCTGGTGCTGGCGCACCGTGGGGAGCTGCTGGAGCAGGCCGCCGCAAAGATTGGCACGGTGAGCGGCCTGGGCTGCGCTGTAGAGAAGGCTGAGCTGTCCGCTGAAGGCAGCTGGTACCGGATCACGGTGGGCAGCGTGCAAACCCTTATGAGGGAGAAGCGCCTGGACCGCTTCGAGCCGAACCACTACGGCACTATCATTGTAGACGAGGCCCACCACATCCTGTCGGACAGCTACCAGCGTGTGCTGGAGCACTTCCCGGAGGCGTCTGTCCTGGGCGTCACCGCCACGCCCGACCGGGGCGATATGCGGAATCTGGGGCAGTACTTCGATAGCCTGGCCTACGAGTACAAGATCACGCAGGCCATCAAGGATAGGTACCTGTGCCGGATCAAGGCGCAGACCATCCCGCTCCGGCTGGATATGACCGGCGTAAAGACCCAGGCCGGTGACTACAGCGCCGCGGACATCGGACACGCGCTGGACCCGTATCTAGAACAGATCGCCGCCGAAATGAAAAACTACTGCTCGGGCCGGAAGACCGTGGTATTCCTCCCACTGATTGAGACGAGCCGCCGCTTCTGCGCCCTGCTGCAGGCGCAGGGCTTCCGAGCCGCCGAGGTCAACGGGACCAGCGAAGACCGGACGGAGATCCTGGCGGACTTCGCCGCCGGACGCTACGACGTACTGTGCAACTCCATGCTGCTGACGGAGGGCTGGGACTGCCCGGCGGTGGACTGCGTCGTGGTGCTGCGGCCCACGAAGGTGCGGAGCCTCTATTGCCAGATGATCGGCAGAGGCACCCGCCTGCACCCCGGGAAGGACCACCTGCTTGTGCTGGACTTCCTGTGGCACACCACCCGTCATGAGCTGTGCCGCCCTGCCTGCCTGATCTGCGAGAATCCCGAGGTCTCGGAGAAAATGACCGAGAACCTGGAGCAGGAAGCGGACGCCATAGACCTGGAGGCTGCGGAGGCTGCTGCGCAGGCCGACGTGGTGGCCCAGCGGGAGGAGGCCCTGGCTAAGATGCTGGAGGAGCAGCGGCATCGCAAGCGCGCGCTGGTGGATCCGCTGCAATATGCCATGAGCATTGAAGCAGAAGACCTGGCAAGCTATACGCCAATGTTCGCCCATCAAATGGCGCCGCCATCCCAAAAGCAGCTGGAAGCCCTTCAGAAATATGGGATATACCCGGACGAGATAGATAACGCGGGGAAGGCGTCGCTGATCTTAGAGCGGCTGAGAACCCGGCGAGAAGAAGGACTTACTACACCGAAGCAAATACGGCTCTTGGAGCGGTTCGGCTTCCTCCATGTGGGGACCTGGCAATTCGAGGACGCAAGCAATATGATCTCGCGCATCGCAGCGCAGGGCTGGCGAGGAGTCCCCCGCGGGATCGACCCCGCTACATACCGTCCACAGGCATAAAAATAGCACCTTGATAATTTCATAAACGGGTTGACTTTTGTCTGACATAAATATATAATCGAATTACGGCAGACAAAAGTGAGGTGATGCAGGTGTCGCCGCGCACAGGAAGGCCAACCAACAATCCGAAATCTGATCGGATAACCGTTCGCCTGGATCAAGAGGCCAAGGAAACGCTCGTTGCTTATTGTGAACAAGAGGGCGTGGACAAGGCCGAGGCCATCAGACGAGGGATTAAGAGGTTGCAATTAGAACTGAAAAAGTGAGGAACCGCCCACCCTTCCAAAAGCGACGGCTCCTCACCCAGTTCATCCATCAGTACTCACAAAGAGCACCAAAGGAAGCACGCAAATCATATCATGCGTGCCTCCTTTGGTCAACCCGTTTATGACTAGAGGAGGTATTTTTATGTCCAAAAACAGATTGATCGTCCTGGAAGATGCTATCAGCGAAGTCGGCATTAACGTGGAAAAAGCAAGGGCAGTTGTAAGCGAGATATGCGAAGGGTACTTCTACAACCACACCGACAAGACTCAGAGTGGGCGCAATGCCATTGCTTGGGATTTCAATCACTACCGCATTCTCAATGACATTGTTCTCGACATTCTTTTTGAGATTAACAAGGTTGTGGAGACAGTCAAAAACGGCGAGGTTAAGGACCATGAGCAAGCTGGTTGACCTGACGGGACAGCGCTTTGGTCGGCTGGTCGTAAAGGCGCTTGCCGACAAGGGCCGGAAAAATGTATCGGCCAAGTGGGAATGTATCTGCGACTGCGGGAACACGCTTATCGTAAGCGCCAGTAGTCTCCGAACAGGGAATACTCGTAGCTGCGGATGCCTGCACCGTGATGCGAATCAGTCAGGTCACAACACCAGGCACGGTGACTGCTATACGCGCCTCTATACGATCTGGAGAAGTATGCGGCAACGGTGCGGAAACCCTAAAAATATGGACTACAAATCGTATGGTGGCAGAGGAATCCTTGTCTGTGATGAATGGAAGGACTACACGGCATTTAAGCGGTGGGCGCTTTCCAACGGTTATGCGGATAACCTTTCCATCGACAGAATCAATGTAGATGGCAATTATGAGCCGGGAAATTGCCGTTGGGCAGATGCCAAAACCCAGGCCAATAATCGTAGACCAAGGCGAAAAACAAAAGAGGAGTGAATCATGTCAGACAATGAACTTCTGGAGGCCCTGGAGTACATAGACCCCAAAGGGTGTACATACGAAGAGTGGACCCTCGTCGGAATGAGTTTGAAGCAGGAAGGCTTCCCCGTTTCGGTATGGGACAGTTGGAGCAAGCGTGACCCTGCCAGGTATCACGAACACGAAACAGCCAAGAAATGGCAAACCTTCCAGGGGAGCGGGAATCCCGTCACCGGAGGGACTATCGTCCAGTTGGCTCGCGAGCACGGCTGGCGACCGGACGAAGGCCATGAGCTTACCTGGGACGATGAACTGAGCCTGAAGCCCAGCGATCTGGCTGTGGACCCCGGCTGGCTGGAAGCGGAGACGATCCAGGAGCCGACCGGCAAGGGCTGGGATCCCGTGAGCGAGCTGAGCCGGTACCTGGAGCTGCTGTTCGACCGGGACGATCACGTGGGCTACGTGACCGAGTGCTGGCAGAAGGAGGACGGCGGCTTCGCTCCGAAGCAGGGCAGCTACGACCGCACGGCGGGGGAGCTGCTGGACAAGCTTGGCAAATGCAAAGGAGACATCGGCAAGGTGATCGGAGACCCGAATCCCAGCGCGGGCGCGTGGATCCGCTTCAATCCCCTGGACGGCCAGGGCGTAAAGAACGCCAATGTGACGGAATTCCGCTATGCCCTGGTGGAGTGCGACAATGTTGAGAAGGATAAGCAGCTGCCACTCTATAAACAGATGAACCTGCCCATCGCCGTGGCTGTAGACAGCGGCAACAAAAGCATCCACGCCATAGTGAAGATCATGGCGGGAAGCGAGCTGGAGTACAAACGCCGGGTGGAGTACCTGTACAAGGTACTCCGGGAGCGGGGCGTGGAGGTAGACACGCAGAATAAAAACGCCTCACGCCTGAGCCGGATGCCCGGGGTCCTGCGCGCCGGTCGCAAGCAGTTCATCATCGAGGAATCGTCGGGCGCCGAGGACTGGGAAGCATGGCGAGAGTGGGTCGAAGCCCAGGAGGACGACCTGCCGGAGGTGGAGAGCCTGGCGGACGTGGACGCGCCGCCTCTGGCCCCGCCGGTGATCGCCGGAGTCCTGCGCAGAGGCCATAAGCTCATGCTCGCAGGGCCGAGCAAAGCAGGCAAGAGCTTTGCACTGTTGGAGCTGGCTATGTCCATCGCCGGCGGGAACAGCTGGCTGGGGTGGAAGTGCACCCGGGGAAAGGTGCTGTACATCAATATGGAGCTGGCCCGGGAGAGCTGCCTCCAGCGCCTGAAGCTCATGCAGGAGCAGTACGGCCTGAGCAAGGACGCCCTGGCGAACGTGCGGATCTGGAACCTGCGGGGGAAGGCCGTCACGCTCAAGGAGCTGGTGCCGAAGCTGATCCGGCGGCTGCGGGACAATCCCGTGGACGTGATCATCCTGGACCCCATCTATAAGCTGATCGGCGGCAACGAGAGCGACATGGGTGACGTGGCGCGGTTCTGCGCGCTCCTGGATCGCCTGTGCGTCGAGTTGGGCAGCGCCGTGGTGTATTGCCACCACCACTCAAAAGGCGCGCAGGGCGGCAAAAACGCGGCCGACAGGGCCAGCGGCTCCGGCGTGTTCGCCCGGGACGCGGACGCCCTCCTGGACATGATCCAGCTGAAGGTGCCGGCCTCCATGCAATCCTTCTGTGGCATGAACGATACGGCTACCGCCTGGCGGATCGAGCCGGTACTGCGGGAGTTCCCGGAGCCTGGCCCCGTGGACGTGTGGTTCGATTACCCGATCCATGTTCTCGACCAGAGTGGGCAACTAGTCACCTGCAGCCCGGACATGGGCCAATGGTCCCCGGAGGAGCTGCAGGAGAAGAAACAGGAGAAGGCCGCGCTGCGCGTGGAATCCGCCGTGAGGGCCTACGATCAGGCCCGAGGATCCTACCCGCACGGCCAGGTCCCGCTCAGGGTGATCTGCGATGCGGTGGACGTGGAACCTCGTACAGCTGCTAAATATTTCGAGGATCTGGGCGGCTACGCGATCACTGGAGATCGCAAAACGAGCCGCGAAAAATGCAATGCAACGGTGGCACGGTTGGCCGAATGAAGGACAAAAACAGTACCGGCGGCATTATCCGGGATTTCTCGAAAACGCCGGTAAAAAACGCCGAAATCGGCATTATCGGAAAATCCCGGAAAACAGCGGTTTCGGCATTATCGAAAATCCCGGAAAATGCCGGTGAAAAATTGAGTGCCGAAATGGACCGGCATTATCGGGATTTTCCGGAAAACGCCGAAATCGGCATTATCCTCCCCTATATAGGGGGAAAAATCCCCCCTATAGATAGGGGTTTTTCCCCCACATAAATCGAAAACAAACGACGGAAACGGAGGCTGAAATGATCCAGTTTTTTATACCCGGGCAGCCGCCTACGATCACCGCCCAGCAGAAGGGCCAGAACCGGAGGACCGGGAAGTATTACAAGCCGCCCGAGCTTCGAGACGCCGAGCAAAAGTACCTGGCATACGCGGCACAGCATAAGCCGCCGGAACCACTGACCGGAGCCGTATGCCTGACCGTGGTGTTCTGCTATGCGGCTGGTGGCAAGCATAAAGACGGAGACCCGAAGACGACAAAGCCGGACACGGACAATGCCGTGAAGGCTCTGAAGGACGCCCTGACGAAGGCAGGCTACTGGAAGGATGACGCCCAGGTCGCCTGGGAAGCTGTGGTGAAGACCTGGGCGGATGTACCGCGGATCGCCGTTGTGATCCGCACCTGGGATGAATGGCAGGATGGGTATTGGGAATATGACCTGCCCGAAGTGCAAGCGTGATCGGATACCCTGCACCGGCTCCAGAGTGCTGGGCAACGGCGCTAAGTGGCGGCGCTATACCTGTCCGCAGTGCGAAGCGGATATCGAAACAATGGAGCGAATCATCGCTGTCCATGACGAGAGGAGGCAGAAGCATGAATAAGATACCTAGCGCGAAGGATGACGAAGGAAAGCTGCCGCTGAGTACGGTGCCGCCGGCAGCGATCAGAGCAATAGCCGAGATCCGCCGATACGGGAATCAGAAATACGCAGACCCGCAGAACTGGCGAATGGTGGACCCGGCAAAGTTCCACGAGGCCATGCTCCGGCATTGTCTGGCCTGCTGGGAAGATCCCGGGGCCGTCGATTCGGAGAGCGGATACCCGCACCTGTGGCACCTGATGTGCAACGCGGCGTTTTTGTGCGCGATGATGGAGGACATGTGATATGGACGGACAAGTTGCTTTATACGACGTAGGAGCTGAGAATTACGCCTACTTCGAAGACAAGTTCAAACCCAAACTGACCACGGACGATTGTTATACGCCGGAGCCGGTTTATGATGCAATCGCGGCATGGGTGACAGCGGAATACGGCCTGGAGCGGGATAAGTTCGTGCGCCCGTTCTGGCCGGGCGGGGACTATCAGGCAGAGGAATACGCGCGGGGGGCTGTGGTGGTGGATAATCCGCCTTTTTCCATCGTGGCGGAGATCGTTCGATTTTACAGTGCGACGGGGGTGTGGTTCTTTATCTTCGCCCCGGCGCTGACCCTGTTCACGGCTACGGAATGCCCGGTGTGCTATTTGCCCTGCGGCGTACCCATCACCTACGCCAACGGCGCGAGAGTGGCGACGAGCTTTATCACAAACCTGGATTCAAACCAGGTGCGCGTCGCGCCGGACCTGTATCGGGCGGTGGATGCGGCCAACAAAGCCGTGCAGGCTGAGCTGACGAAAACCGTGCCGAAATATGATTACCCGCCGGAGGTTATCACAGCGGCAAGATGTCAACGCTGGGCGAAATACGGGGTGGCTTTCTCCGTGAAGCCGGAGGAGTGCATTTACACGGGGGCGCTGGACGCGCAGCGCCCGGCCCGCAAGTCGATTTTCGGCGGCGGGTATCTTTTGAGACCCGCCGCTGCCGCTGCCGCTGCCGCTGCCGCTGCCGCTGATCGCGGCGAAGTTTGGGAGCTGAGTGACAGGGAAAAGGCCCTGCTGGGGATGGAAACAGAGCAAAAGGGACAAGTGAGCTTATGGGAATGAAAATGAAGAAGCGGAAGCCGCCGGCGAAATACAAGCAGCGGTGGGCCAAAGATCTGATGTGAGGAGAGAGCTATGCCCAAAACAAAGCGTAAACGCCAGGCACTGCACGAGCGTCCGTATGTATCCGAAGCAGGTATAACCTGTCAAGCCCCAATCAGAAAAATTTTTTCGTGGGGGCGCGTATGCTGTAGACAGCGAACATATGTTTGGTGTATAATATAACAGACGGTAATATATTTGGGCACAGGCGGGGCGCAACTGGCCTAGAATGATTACATATAGTGATAAACAGGGGGTGAAAGCGTGTCCAATGAACGGGCTATCCCGAAGGCTACCGGAGCTGTGCGAGACGCCAAGGGGCGATTCCAGCCGGGGACAAAGATGGGCGGGCGGAAGCCGCTGGCGCCCGAACTCAGGGATGCGCTGCTGCCATTGGGGAACAAGGCAGTGCGGGCCCTCAACAAGATCCTGGACGATCCGCAGGCTAAGGACGCGGATAAGCTGCGGGCCGTGGAGATCGTGCTGGAGCGCCTGCTCGGCAAGGCTGCGCAGCCGATCCTGGCGGAGATCCACCAGGACTCGGAGCCAATGACACTGAGTCAGATGATGGAGCGTGCCAGAGAACTTCTGGGTGATGGATGACACCCAAGTAATGAAGCGATGGATCGCCCTGCGGGAGACGAGCAACAAGACCTTCTTTCCCCTGTTCCGGGACGAGCATCGGTACCTGGTGCTGATGGGGGGCGGGGGCAGCGGCAAGAGCATTTTCGCCGGGCGCAAGGTGCTGGAGCGGTGCATCATGGAGCCGGGGCACCGGTGGCTGGTGTGCAGGAAGGTGGCCCGGACGCTGCGGGACAGCTGCTTTGCCCAGCTCCGGGGGCAGCTGGCGCAACAATACCCGGACTCTGGCGTGCAGATCATGCAGGGCGATCTGGAGATCCGATTTCCAAACGGCAGTGTCATTCTCTTCGCCGGGCTGGACGATGTGGAGAAGCTCAAGAGCATCTACGCCATCACGGGGATCTGGATCGAGGAGGCCAGCGAGCTGCTGGAGGAGGATTTCAACCAGCTGGACATTCGTCTTCGGGGCGAGACCAGGTATTACAAGCAGATGATCCTCAGCTTCAACCCCATATCGATCACCCATTGGCTGAAGAAGCGGTTCTTCGACGCCCCGGACCCCAGGGCCAGGACGCACCGCAGCACCTACCGCGACAACCGCTTCCTGGACGAGGAGGCCAAGGCAACCCTGGAGGGATTCCGGGATACCGACCCGTACTACTACACGGTGTACTGCCTGGGGGAGTGGGGCGTGACCGGGCGCACGATCTTCAACGCCCAGGCCGTGGCGGATAGGCTCAGCCAGATCCCGGAGCCGGTGAGCCGGGGGCTGTGGACGTACACGGACACAGCTGAGTATAAACTCTCGGATGAGGCGTGGGTGGAGGATTCCGCCGGTCCCGTGAGCATCTACCGGGAGCCGGAGCCCGGGAGGCCCTACGTCATGGGCGGAGACACGGCGGGAGACGGCAGCGACTGGTTCGTGGCCCAGGTGCTGGACAACATCACCGGTGAGCAGGTTGCGGTGCTGCGGCATCAATACGACGAGGACACCTTCGCAAAGCAGGCGTACTGCCTGGGAAGATACTACAATGACGCCCTCATCGGCGTGGAGGCGAACTATTCCACCTACCCCGTGAAGCGGCTGGAGATGCTGGGATACCCCCGGCAGTATGTGCGGGAGGCGGAGGACACCTACAGTGGAGCGATCCGCAAGAGCTACGGAGTCCGCACCACGCCCACCACCAGGCCTGTGATGATCTCCGGCCTTGTTGAGGCCATGCGTGACGGGATCGAGACGATCAACGACAGGACCACGCTGGAGGAGATGCTCACATTTGTCCGGGATGAGAAGCTGCGGCCTGCAGCGGAGCCGGGAGCGCATGATGACTGCGTCATGGCCCTGGCCATCGCCTGGTACATTCGTCCCCAGCAGAGCATGCGGGTGGATATCGAGGCAGAGGAGCCCGTCCGGGAGTGGACGGATGACATGTACGACGATTATTATCGGGCCTCCCCGGAGGAGCGGGAGGCGATCATCAGCAGATGGGGGGCACCGCCGTGACAGGAGAACAGAGGACCGCGTGGGTAATGGGAGATCCCAGGCGGCGTGAGGCGATCCGGGAGGGGTGGGTCAGGATGCTGGGACTGCAGGACTGGCAGATCCGTGTCGTGGACGGACTGAGGCCGGACCAGATGTCCGCGCCGGATGCGGACGGATTTGTGGACTACGAGACGTCCACCCGGACTGCGAGGATCGAGATCCTGGACCCGCAGTATTACGGAGACCGTGTGCGTCCCTACGACTATGAGCTGATCCTGGTGCACGAGCTTCTGCACTGCAAGTTTGGGCTGCTGGATGACAGCGGCAACGACACGCACGACAGGGTCCTGCACCAGCTCGTGGACGATATGGCACGTACCCTGGTGAGCGCATGGAGGGATGGAAAACAGTGAACGAGCGGCTGGAAAAGTGGAAGGACTGGGTGGAACGCAACGAGCAGGCTGCGGAAGAGCAGATCGCGCAGATGGATCGGCGGGAGGAGCTGTACCGCGGTGACGTGCGGGAGATCACGCCGCTGACGCCCAGGGACAGGGACAAGGACGGCAGCCTGCGGGACGCCGTGCACGTTCGAAACATCGTTGCCGAAAACATTGAGAGCGAGGTATCCTCCACCATCCCCCAGCCCAAGGTGACGGCCCGGCGGAAGGCGGACGAGCAGCGGGCCAAGATCCTGGAGGACATGCTCCGTAACGAGCTGGACCGGCTGCCCATGGAGGAGTTGAACGACCAGGCCGAGCGCACCGTGCCGATCCAGGGCGGGGCGTACTGGCTGGTGGAGTGGGACAACTCCACCAGGACACACAGCACCGTGGGAGACGTGCGGGTGCAGCTTCTGCACCCCAAGCAGATCGTGCCGCAGGATGGCGTGTACACCCGCGTGGAGGACATGGACGCCATCGCCCTCAAGCTCCCACAGACCAAGGAGTACATCCAGCGCATATACGGCAAGACGGTGGAGGACGAGGCGGAGACGGACCCGGACGTGCGGGCGCTGGACGAGGAGGCCGACACCGCTGAGGATCTGGTAACGCAGTACGTTGTATATTACCGCAACGACAGGGGCGGCGTGGGCAAGATCTCCTGGGTCAATGATACCGTCCTGGAGGACATGGAAGACTATCAGATCCGCATACGGGACGGCAGCGCCATGGACACGGAGGATGTGATCACCCCGATCCGGACGGAGCTGGGGACGGAGATCCCGGGCGCACAGGCCGTTGTGGAGCCGGACCAGAGCGTGGTGCTGCGGCCCACGCGGCTGCCATACTACAAGCCGGACGTGTTTCCCGTGTTTCTCCAGCGCAACGTGAGCCTCTTCGGCCAGCTCCTGGGGGACAGCGACGTGGACAAGATCGCGGATCAGCAGAACACGGTGAATCGCCTGGAACGGAAGATCATCGATCGGCTCATCAAGGCGGGCACCCGCATCACCCTGCCGGACAAGGCGGATCTGCGCACGGACCCGGAGGACGCAGAGCGGTGGTACCTCCGGAGCCCGGCGGACAAGGCGCTCATCGACGTCTATGAGTTCAAGGGTGATCTGAGGTACGAGCTGGAGTACCTGGCCCAGGTATACGAGGAGGCCCGGCAGATCCTTGGCATCACGGATTCCTTCCAGGGGCGGCGCGACACCACGGCGCAGTCCGGCGTTGCAAAGGAGTTCGCCGCGAACCAGAGCGCGGGGCGGCTGGAGAGCAAGCGGGTGCTGAAGGAAGCAGCATACGCGGAGCTGTTCAAGCGTATCGCGCAGCTCAAGATCGCCTACGCGGACGAGCCCCGCAGCGTGGTGGCGGCGGATGACCGGGGTGAAGCGCAGTACGAGGAATTCAACCGGTACGATTTTTATGAACAGGACGCCTCCGGAGAATGGCACTGCATCCTGGACGATGATCGTTTCCTCTTCTCTTGCGACTCTTCCACGCCGCTGGCGAATAATCGGCCCCAGATGTGGCAGGAGGCCAGCGCTATGTACCAGATGGGGGCATTCGGCCAGCCGGGGAGCATGGAGGCGCTGATGCTCTTCTGGACAAAGCTGGAACTGCTGCACTACCCGGGCGCCAGCGACACAAAGGAGTACCTCATGCAGATTCAACAGCAGCAGCAGATGCTCCAGATGCAGCAGATGGCGCAGCAGCAGGCAATGGCGGAGGCGCAGCGGCAGGCTGAGCAGGGGCAGCAGGAGCAGCAGCTGTACCGGAATATCGACGCCCAGGCGCGGGAGCATGCCCGCCAGGACGCGATGCGAATGATGGGCGGGCCAGCGAGAGGCAGCTCCGCACCTTGACGGGGCGGGCGGGTGCAACTCCCGCCGGGCCATTTTTCGGATATCCGCCCCGGACGCGGGGCTGAGATATACTCGCAGGGCAGCAGCGAAAAAACGCCAAAAACCGGAGGAAAGGAGGAGATCACATGGCTGACAAGGGCGCATATACCGGCAAGATCACCCACGGCGGTACCCAGATCGTCAAGGCCCCCAACCTGGGGCAGCCCAAGAAGGGCAAAGGTACCGTCAAAAAGGGCACCGATCTCCGCCAGAAGTAAGCGGAGAACACCCGCCGCACTGAACGCGAATAAATCTGATCGCACTGAACGCGGAAAAATCTGATCGCTGCCCCGGCGGAAAAGGGGAGAAAGGCATACGATGGAATACGATCTGAACGATATCCTGGAGCTGGAGGAGGAGCCTGCGGAAGAGGCTGCGGAGGCTGCGGAAGACGCGGAAGAGGCCGAGGAGACCGCAGAGGCCGAAGAGAGCGAAGAGAATGCCAGGGAGCAGCAGGAGCAGAGCCAGGAAGAGCGATCCAGGCAGGCCCACGCCAGGAGGATCCGGGAGGCCGAGGAGGCCGGGCGGAGGGCGGCACGGGCGGAAATGAGCGCCACCATCGCCAGGCTGGGGCTGAAGGACCCGAAAACGCAGCAGCCGGTGGATACCGTGGAGGCCCTGGAGGCCTACGAGCGGAGCCAGAGCGAGGAGCGCCTGGCAGCCGGGCAGGGCAACGCGGATGACGTGCGGCGCATCGTCCGGGAGGAGATGCGGCCCAAGGCCGATCCCATGGCGGACCCGAGAGTCCAGCAGCAGCTGGCGCAGATCCGGGCGATGGATCCGGAGATGGCGGACCTCAAGACCATCCTCGACAGCGAGGTTGGAGAGCGCTTCCGGGAGTATGTGGGCAAGGGCCTGGACTTTGTGGACGCCTATACCCTGGCGGCGAAGGACCGGCTGGGCAAGCGGGCCGCAGAGGCCGCGCAGGCCAAAGCCGCGAGCAAGGACCACCTGCAGGGGACGCAGTCCCGGGGTACCGGCAGCGTATCCGTACCCGCCGGCGTGATGGAGATGTACCGGGCGTTCGACCCGGACGCCACCGAGGCGGAGATCGTCAAGCATTATAACAGAGACCTAAAGCAGGTCAAGAGATAGGGGAGCGGACCGCTCCCCGGAAGGGAGCAGACAAGCATGGGATTCATTCCCCATTCCAACGAGGATGGGCGGGTCCAGCCCTGGGAGTATCTCCCCGCTGGGGCCATCACGCCCAAAATCGGCATGGCGCTGGTGCAGAGCGGCGGCAACCTGGCCCTGGCTACCGGCACCACCAAGCCCACATACATCTGCATGGCGGACTACGACGCCGCAGTGACCGCGGGGACCATCATCCCCGTGACCCGGGTCCTCCCGGATCAGATCTTCGAGACTACCAACTCCGCCAGCCTGAGCGGCGTGACTGTGGGCGCCAAGGTGACCATCCACACGGACGCGCTCCAGGTCACCGGCACCACCACCAGCGGCGTGGCGGAGATCATCAGTAAGGACGATGACGCGGTGGGTAGCCGCGTGCTCGTCCGGTTTCCTTAAGGAGGTGAGATAACATGGCAGGTATCGTTTTTTCTGAGGCCAGCAACGTCAACGACAGCATCTACGGCAAGAGCCAGGCCCCCATCCGCATGTTCCTGGAGAAGCGGGGGGAGCAGTTCGAGGCGCAGAGCGTCATCAAGAGCATCTTCCGCCAGGACAAGAGCACACATTGGGCGGAAAAGTACACCAGTATGACCGCCATGGACGGCTTCCAGGCCGTGGGGGAGAACGGGGCGTATCCCACGGACGGTTTCCAGGAGGGCTACTCCAAGACCCTGGAGGCCATCGAATGGAAGGATTCCTTCCGCATCAGCCAGAAGATGATCGAGGACAGCCAGCTCATGGACATGAGAAGGCGGCCCGCCGCGTTCCTCACCGCCTATTATCGCGGCCGCGAGAAGCTGGGCGCTGCCGTGCTGGGCGCTGCCACCCAGGGTCAGACCAGCACCACCTACATGGGCGGCAAGATCGACCTCACCGGCGCGGACGGCGTGGCCCTGTTCGCCACCAACCACCCCAGCAAGGTCAAGGGCGGAACGCAGAGCAACAAGTATGTGGACGCCTTTGACCGCGACGCCCTGGGCAAACTGGAGACGGTGATGCAGAACACCAGGGGGGACAACGGGGAGATCCTGGACGTGGCCCCGGATACCATCATCATCCCGAACCTGTACCAGCTCAAGGAGGCGGTCTTCGCCGCCATCGGCAGCGACAAGGTCCCCGAGTCCGCGAACAACGCCTGGAACTACCAGGTGGGCCGGTGGAACGTGATCGTCTGGAACTACCTGAACCAGTTCATCGGCAGCGGCAAGGCACCCTGGATCCTGATGGATTCCCGGTACAACCAGGAGTACGGCAGCCTGATTTGGCTGGATCGCGTTGCGCTCACCATCAAGAGCAGCATCGACGAGAACACGGACGCCAACGTGTGGCGGGGCCGTGCCCGGTATACCGCGGGCGTCCACGACTGGCGCGGATTCGCTGCGGGCGGCATCACCGGCGGCTCCAGCCTGTAAGGCGGCACGACCTGAGATTCACCCGTGGGGAGGGCTTCGGCCCTCCCCTGCTTGGAGGGAAGGACATGACCATAGCACAGGCGATCTCCCTTGCGGACGAGCTTGCGCCAAACGCCTACAGCACGGCGGTGAAGCTCCAGTGGCTGAACCACATCGAGGGGCGGCTGGCCCTGGAGGTCTTCCTCATGGCCCCGGCGGAGGCGGAGGAGACCTATCACTACACGGCGGCGGACCTGGATAAGGAGCTGCTGGTGGGGACGCCCTACGACGACCTGTACACCTGGTACCTGCGCAGCCAGATCGATCTGGCCCACGCGGAGTACGACAAGGCCCAGAACGACACCGCCATGTTCAACGCCGCCTGGACGGAGTTCGTCTGCTGGTTCTGCCAGCGGTACGACCCGGTACAGGGGTACCGTGTGGAGGAGGACGGCGCATGAGCTGGGAGGAGGCGCTGGAGAAGATCGGGGCTTCCTCTGACGCGGATACCCCATGGCTCAACGCGGTTAGGCAGATCGGGGCGGCCCGGCGGGAGGAGACCGGGGACGGGGCATACGAGGACCCGCCCTACTACATCACCGCCTACGCCATCGCCGTGAAGCACGGCTATACCGGCACGGAGGAGGAGTGGCTGGAGTCCCTGCAGGGGAAGGATGCGGAGGTGGACCCCGTGCCCACCTCCGGCAGCGGCAACGCCGCCGGGTCCGGGGGCGTATACGACCTGCTCCCCAAGGTGCTGGGGGGCGACGGCAGTCTCATCCCCGCCACCCTGCTCACCCAGGAGGAATACGACGCCCTGCTGGACGCCGGGACCCTGGACCCCCACCGGCTGTACCTGGTATACGAGGAGGACGAATGAGGCTCCGGCGGATCTACTACGGGCAGCGGGGGGTGCAGGCGTATCTGGGGGACAGGCCCGTGGACACGGGCACCTTCCGGCTGCGGGTATACCTGGTATCCCCCCAGGACGCCATGGATATCCTCCGGGGACACACGGCCCTGGCGGGGCGCGTCTCCGGGCGCGGCGCCACGGACGGGGGGAGCCTGGGACGGGCCCATCCCTCCCCGGCGATCCCCGGCGCAGTCAGCGGCGGGGGAGAAGGGGACGGGGGCAGGGCTTGCCCCGGCCTTTCCGGAGCGGAGATACCGGAGCCGGAGAAGCAGCGGCTCTGGGAGACGGAGCGGGGGGAGGCCCTTTCCCCGGAGACCGCGGGCGCGGCCATCCCGGAGGACCTGATCTTCGCCCGGGAAAGCCCCGGGGAGGCGTACAGTCCCCCGGGGCAGAGCGTGGACCCGGGCTTTCCCACACCCGGGGACTGGCACGGAGGACAGAGCGTGACCGCCCTTCCCCCGGGGAAGGCCCCTCTCGCCGGACCCGGGCAGGGAGGCGGGGGGGACCAGGGGCAGCGCCTGAGCGCCTCCACCTGGCCCCGGTGGATCTACCGGGACGGAGACGCCTGGATGATCCTCCAGTCCTTTGACTGCGGCCTGGACGGGAGGATCCTGGAGCTGAACTAAAGGAGGAATACACATGCTGAGCGGGACCTGGGCGGCCAACATTCTGACGGGGCTGCTGAACAGGGAATGGACCTACAAGAGCGGCACGGCGGGGGAGAAGAACAACCCCACCACCGCGAACTTTTTTCCCACGCGGGTATATCTCGCCTTCTTCACCGCCGCGCCGGCGGTGGACGCTTACGGGAACGTGAGCAGCTACGCGGAGCCCGTCTGCGGCGGTACCGGGGAGGAGGGGAGCTACCACCGGGTGGAGCTGACGGCCCTGGGGCTGGAGGGAAACAAGCTCCTGAGCGCCGTGGATTATGTGGACCGGAAGATCGGCATCTATGACAGCGTTTCGGACACGACCCCAAGCAGCACGGTCACCAAGAAGGTGGGGCGCATCCGGAACCACACGGAGGTCATCATGTTTCCCTACACGGGGAAGAGCGACGAGGCCCACGCGGGGTACGACGCCCCCATCACCCACTTCGGGATCTTCGACACCCCCACGGGCGGCAGCCCCATCTTCTTCGGGCCTCTGGAGAGCAGCGTCACCGTGGGGAAGGACCGGGTGCCCGTGCTGCTGCGGGACGCCTTTGAGATCACCCTGGGGTGACGGCCATGGACGAGAACCAGAGAAAGGCCCTGGAGGAGGGGAAGACCGTGGCCGTGAAGGTGCGGGTGGAGCTAAGCCAGTGCAGCCTGAACCTGGCGGCGCTCCTGGGGGAGGAAAAGAATGCCGAGCATCGTTCTGAAGGGTCCCGATGATCTGGACCACACCATCCCGGACGTGGAGGCGGTGCGCCTCAGGACCCCCACGGGGAGCGTGACCTTCTCCCCCGCCGGGCTCATGCGGAATCTGGTGGACCGGAGCATCGTCACCCTTACGGCGGAGGACTTTGACGGGGCGGCCCAAATCGGCTCCTATGCTTTCGCCTACTGCAGAAATCTGAGAAGCGCAGCGATACCGCAAAGCGTCACCGCCGTGGGATACCGAGCGTTTTACGGCTGCCGCTCCCTGCGTCAAATGACGGTGCCGGAAACCGTCCAAAGCTTTGGCCTCGATTCTTATACCTTTGAAGGCGGGGGCGTTTTTGAGGACTGCGTGAGCTTGACCGCCGTGACCTTTGCGCCATCCACATACGTTTTCGGCAAGAACCTGTTCTCCGGGTGTGAGTACCTCGCCGCCGTGACCTTGTCGCAATATCTGATCGGCGGGGCTTCCGGCACGTTCAACGGGTGCAGCAGACTCACAAGCATCACGATCCCGGCGGCGAATCCCCCGGCGGCTGATTCCACGACCTTTACCGGCGTTCCATCCAACTGCGCCATCTACGTTCCGGCGGCGTCCGTCAGCGCATACAAGGCCGCTGCGGGCTGGAGCGCCCGGAGCGCGTACATCCAGGCCATACCGACATAAGGAGGAAACTATGCTGAGCTACAACAAGATCCGGTACACGGGCGGGGGGAAGTATGTGGAGGGGGCCTGCCTCTCCACGGATACCAAGCCCACCCAGGGCATCCTGAACGGGAGCTGTCTCATCGAAATGGACAGCGGGAAGGTCTATTTCTACGACGAGGCCGGGGCGACCTGGCGGGAATTCGGAGGCGAAGCATGAGCTTTGATCCCGTGAGCTACGCCATGGGCGCGAAGAGCCGCGGCGGCGGCCTGCCCCCCGTTTCCAGCGCGGACAACGGCAAAGTCCTGACGGTGGAGGACGGCAAATGGGTGGCGGCGGACAAGTCCCCCCTGGTGGTGAAGTATACCATCAGTGGAGCGCCGACGGGCAACATCTACCCACTTTCCTACAGCCACACTCTGGCGCAGATCGCGGCGGCACAGGCGGCGGGGCGGGAGGTGCTGGGGACGCTGACATTGAATGGCATTCCGGGCACTCTGGCCCCCACCGTCAGGGCGGCACAGTTTGGCCGTGTAGTATATACGGACGTTCTTTTTGATAACAGTGCGAGTTTGGTACAGGTCACACACATCATGGACGAAACGCAAGACCCGGATACCGGAGAAATGACCTACGAGGAATATGCCGCACTGTATGTCATCCCCCTCTCCACATACTCCATGCAATTCGACAGCGGCACAGGCACCCTGGATATAAATAACTGAGGTGACGCCATGGCACTGAAATACAACGGGACACCCGTCCAGCACGTCAACTACAACGGATCGCCCAACCAGCGTGTGCGGTACAACGGGGTGGAGGTGTGGCCCGGGAGTACGGACAGTCAACTGGACTTCAACCTGACCTCCAACCTCACCCAGCCCCTGTATCTGACGCAGAGCGCGGCCAACGCCGTGACGGTAGACTGGGGGGACGGCAGCGCCACAGAAAGCCCCAGCGATCTGGCGGCGAGCCTGAGTCACACCTACGCCGAGGCGGGGGATTACATTGTACGCATCGCCTGCGCGGACGGGGAGACCTGGAGCCCCGGCGCGGCGATCACCTCCGGAAGCAGCACCACCAACTACGGCCTGTGCGGTCAGGGCGGCAAGAGCGGGACGTATCCTACCCTGACAGGCGTGCGCTTCGGTGATGGGATGCGGCTGGATGTACAATACTCGTTCTACGGCTGCACGAGTCTGACGAGCGTGACGATCCCGGAGGGCGTGACGAGCATCGGGGGCAGCGCATTCTTCGGCTGCACGAGTCTGACGGGCGTGACGATCCTGGAGGGCGTGACGAGCATCGGGGGCAGCGCGTTCGCCAGCTGCACGAGTCTGACGAGCGTGACGATCCCGGAGAGCGTGACGAGCATCGGGGGCGGCGCGTTCTCCGGCTGCACGAGTCTGACGAGCGTGACGATCCCGGAGGGCGTGACGAGCATCGGAAGCAATGCGTTCTACGGCTGCACGGGGCTTACGGGCGTGCATATCACAGATATAGCCGCCTGGTGCGGGATCAGCTTTTTCGATGCCTATAGCAACCCAACTACTTTGGTGCACACATTATACCTCAACGGAACGACGGTGACTGCACTTAATATCCCGTCGAGCGTGACGAGCATTGGGGCCTATGCGTTCTACGGCTGCACGAGTCTGACGAGCGTGACGATCCCGGAGGGCGTGACGAGCATCGGGGGCAGCGCATTCTTCGGCTGCACGAGTCTGACGGGCGTGACGATCCCGTCGAGCGTGACGAGCATCGGAAGCAATGCGTTCTACGGCTGCAGCGGCCTGACGGAACTCTACTGCCTGAATTCAATGCCGCCGACACTTGGGTCGGGTGCACTCAGCAACGTTCCCGCTGACTGTGCCATATATGTTCCCTCCGCCTCTGTGGCGGCGTACCAGGCGGCGAGCGGCTGGAGCGCCCGAAGCGCGTACATCCAGGCCATACCGACATAAGGAGGCGAGCGCATGACCATCTATCAAGCGGAGACCGCCGCAGAATTTGCGGAGTATGCCCACAGCTTCCGGGCTCTTGGGTGGGCGGGGTGTGTGTACCACATCAGTCCGGACCGGAGCGTATGGACCGGGCAGCTCCCCACGCTGGACTTGGACGCCTGTGCGCGGCATGGGCTGTCTGTGGGGCAGGGGGAGTACATGGGCGGCAGCATCGTCAACATGCCGGGAGACCTGAGCATCTGCATCACCACCTGGGGGGATTCCGACCTGGCCCCGGAGATCGTGGAGCGCATGGCGGCGCGGCTGACAGGCATGGGCGAGCTGAGTCAGGACGAAAACGACGTTCTGCTGGACGGGCGGAAGGTACTGAGCTGGGCGCGGGCCACAACGGTCAAGGGCTGGTGCCAGAGTGTCATCCACTGCTCCGTCGGGCCGATGGATCTTGATCTGGTTCGGGAGATCTGCACCAAGCCAATGGAAAAGGTGCCAGGAAGCCTGGGCGAGTACGGCGTCACGGCGGCGGACCTGTGGACTGTCGCGGAGCCTCTGATCGAGGAGGCGTAAGATGAAGTGCATCGACAGACTGATCGAAACGGCACGGGCGGAGGTGGGCGGCACCGAATCCCCGCCCGGCTCCAACAGGACGAAGTACGGCGCGGCATACGGATGGGACGGAGTACCCTGGTGCGTCATCTTCCTCTGGTGGTGCTTCCGGGCGGCGGGGCTTTCTGAGCTGTTCTGCGGCGGAAGAAAGACCGCCTCCTGCGGCGTGCTGTACAGCTGGTACCGGGCCCAGGGACAGACGGTGCCGGTGAGCGAGGCGCGGCCGGGGGATATCGTACTGCTGAACTTCTACGGCGGAAAGGATCCTGAACACTGCGGTCTCATTCTCGGCACGGGAGACGGATGGGTGAGCACCATCGAGGGGAACACATCGTACAGCTACAACGTGGGCAGCCAGGACAACGGGGGCTGCGTGGCGTACAAAACGCGACTATATCGCAATATCGTGGGGGTGGTGAGACCAATGTACAAAGACGAGCCTAAGACGGACTATGAAGGCCACTGGGCTGAAGAACACATCCGCTGGGCCATGGACAAGGGCCTCATGACAGGCTACGAGGACGGCACATGGCAGCCGGACAGGCCCGTGACGCGGGCGGAGCTGGCGGCGGTGCTGCACAGACTGAAAGGAGAGGGAGCATGAAGAAATTTCTGAAGGCGGCGGGGATCCGGGCACTGCGGACGGTGGCACAGACGGCCATCGCCGTCATCGGCACCACGGCGGTAATGGAGGAGGTCAACTGGCTCGCAGTGGCGTCCGCCTCCTTGCTGGCGGGGATCCTGAGTATCCTCACCAGCATCGTCACGGGTCTGCCGGAGGCAGAGGGCGAGGGAGCTGCCGATGAATGAACCGGTGACCCGCGTGGAATTCGAGGACCTTCGGCGGCGCATGGACGCCGCCGAGGAGCGGCTGCACAACGGGGACATCACCCTGGCCCTGCTGAAGCAGCGCCTGGACCAGATCGACGGCAAACTGGAGGAAATGACTAAAACCCTCCAGGAAATGCGGCTCAGGCCGGGGAAACGATGGGACAGCGTCAGCCAGAGCGTGCTCACCTGGGTGGTGACGGCGCTGCTGGCCTACATCGCGGTAAGGATGGGGATATCATGAGTCTGTTTCCGAGGATCAGCGGGCGCGGCGCGGTACAGCGCCAGCTCCTTCAGTTCGGCGGCCTGAATCGCTCCGATGACGTGCGGGAGGGCGAACTGACGGAATGCGAAAACGTCAGCACCAGGCGGTGGCCGTATCTCGCCCCCAGACAGGGGGAATTTCAGGACATCGAATACGCCGGCAGCACTGACATGTTCCGGGACGGGGACCGGCTGTTCTCTGTAAGCGGCGCGGGTACGCTGTACCTACAGGAGGGCAGCGGGCTGCCCCGGGCCATCGGCACGCTCACGCCGGGGGCCAAGCAATGGGCCGTGGTGAACACCAAGCTCGTCATCTGGCCGGACAAGGCCGTGGTGGATCTGCGCAGCATGACGCTGGAGCCTATGAACGCGGAGGCGGAGCTTCACGGCGTGGCTCTCACGGATCATAGCATCGGGACCTTCTCCTCTTCCATGGTACGGAATTCCCAGAGCTACACGGGCGTGACGGGCGCAGCGGGAGACGTCAACCTGTTCCTGTACACCTACGGCACGGACAGGGCTGCCGTGGAGGCATGCTGGCATGACGGCGCATGGGATCTCACTGCGCTGGCTGCGCTGGCCAGCAAGGGCGGCATGTACTCCGATCTGCTGGTGGACTACAGGATCGGCGACAGCACCATGGACGTCATCTTCATCCCCGGGCAGGACGGGATGTATGTGCCTGGCTTTGCGAGACGGGTGCGGGACCCGGAGGACCCTCAGGCGTATCACGAGACGGTACAGAATCCCAACCCCGCGCGATACAACGCCCTGGGGCAATACGCGGTGATCACGGGCATCCGTTCCAGGGAGTACGTCCACAACGAGGAAGCGGACACAACCACCGCGGCCTTCGACTGCACCTATACCGTATACCAGGTCAATGCATCCGGGAATCCCGTGCTGAGCGAGATCTTCCACCAGGGGGATATCCTCAACATCACCGGCACGCTCTACGGCTTCGGGGACGGGGAGGATCTTCGGGTGCTCAGCGTGGACGAGGAGACGGTCACGGTGGCGGAGGGGAGCTTCACCGTGCCTATGGCGACAGCAGAGCTGGAGAACGACATCCCGGACGGCACGCGGCTGGACATCACCTACGGGGCGCAGACATGGCGCACGGAGACAGACGGAGCTCTGTACGCAGGGCAGGTGCTGTACCTTCTCCCGGAGGACCTGACCCATGTATACGTCTGGCAGCCGGAGATCCGGGCCACGGTGCAGACTCTGGAAGCTGACCTCCCCAGCTCCGACGCCACGGAGCTGACGGCGGAGGAGTATTCCACAGAAACCGCAACGCTGGAGCGCATTGTCCCCCCCATGGACTACATTTGCGCATCGGAAAACCGGCTCTGGGGCGTGGCGAACCGGGTGCAAAACCGGGCGTGGGACCCGGAGACCAGGACGCTCAGTACCTTCTACAGCCGAATCATCTACGCCTCCGCCCTGGGGGAGCCTACGGTGTTCGCCCTGTTCGCCGGGCTCAGCACGGATTCCTGGCAGACGGCGGACGGCACTGAGGGAGATTTCACCGCCATCTGCCCCTACGGCGGGCGCGTCCTCTGCTGGAAGGAGGACAAGCTGGTGGAGGTCACGGGCTACACACCGGACACCTACGCCACGGGGACGGCCACTATCCCCGGAGTACAGGCGGGGGCACACCGGACCATTATCAACATCGCGGAGCGGCTGTACTACCTGGGGCCGGAGGACGTATACGTCTACGCCGGAGCTGAGCCCCGGCGCATCGGCGGGAAGCTGGGGACCATCCCGTACTCCGGCGGCGTTGGCTGGACGGACGGAAAGCGGTACTACCTGAACACCCGGAACACCCAGGACGAGGCGTGGGAGACGCTGAGCTATGACACGGTGCGCGGTCTGTGGATGCGCTCCATGGCGACATACCCGGAGGTCAGGGCCGCCGTGAGCGGCGAAGCGCCGGAGGTGCTGTACTGGGACGGCAGGTATACCAGCCGTCGGGAGAACGGCAAGGCCGTGGACGAGGGCAACTCCTCCGGCTACCTCTCCGCCGTCCCGTGGTCCGCCACCCTGGCAGTGCTGGACGAGGATCTTCCCCCGGAGCGGAAGCGGCTGCTGCGGCTCATCATCCGGTACAAGCTGGGGCCGCTCACCATCGGGGCGGGGGATCAATATCTCCGGATCAGCACCATATACGGCGGTCAGGAGCGCACGGAGCGGACCATCCAGACCGGCTCCGGCGGCGAGGTGGAGGGTACGGTGATCATCCCCATCGCGCCCCACAGACAGGACAAGGTGCTGCTGCGCATCCAGGGCGCGGGGGACGGCGCTATCATGAGCATCACCAGGGAGTACACCGTGGGGAGCGTATACGGAGGGATCATGCCGTGAGATTTCGGAGGAAGCTGGATCTCCGGGGCGTCCGGGACAAGCCCCAGGCCATCCAGGACCATGTGAACGAGATACAGGCGGAGCTGGAGCGGGAGCTGACCCGGCTGGAGACGCGCCTCAGAGCTTTGGAGAAGGAGGAAGAGCATGGCTAAGCCCAGGAAGGACGTATATCTGGAAGACGACGTGATCGGCGGGCAGAAGATCACCGGGCAGCAGAAGGACGCACCCCTGAATCCGGGCCGACCCAACCTCTCCGGGGCAAACCGCTTCGGGGAACAGTTCGCGGACCTGCCGGACAATGGGACACTGCCTGCCACGCCCTATCAGGCTGCGGTCACGGCGGCGAGCCAGCCCGGGGGCGGGCTGGACATCCAGAAGGGCCACGGCTGGCTCAGCCTGGACGAATGGGATGATCTCCGGGACCAGGCCGTGGGGGCCGTAGGGGACACCACACGCATGGCGGACGTGCCTACCCTGCAGCGCGGCGTCGCTGCGGACCCGGCCAGGGACATCTCCACGCCCGTGGAGGTGCGGAAGACCGGCTCGGTGACGAATACCCCCACGAGCTGGGGCGTTCTCGCCGGGACCTCCGAAGCCACCGGAGCCACCGGAGACACCGGCGCTTCCGGCGCGGTACTCGGCGGGACGAATCCCGTCACGCCCTGGAACTTCGGAGCCATGGGCGGGGTATCCGGGAGCACAGCTCCCGCCTCCGCCGCTGCGTACTATCAGGAGGGGCTGAACGGCAGCGAGTTCGACGGCCCCACCGGGGCATACCGGCAGGGCGCCATGCAGCCCGCCACGCCCTATCAGGCGGCGCTCTGGAGCTACGGAGAAGCCCCGCAGTACCGGAGCGGGGAGTGGGATCAGAGGATGCGGGACGCCCTGGACCGGGCAGGGCGGGGAAAGTTCGAGTACGACCTGGAATCCGACCCCGTATGGCAGGCCTACAAGGCCCAATACACCCGGGAGGGGCAACGGGCCATGGAGGATACCCTTGGGCGCGTATCGGCCCGCACGGGCGGTCTGGCGAACTCCTACGGGGCAACGGCGGCGGCGCAGCAGCGGAACTACTACGGACAGCAGCTCACGGACAAGATCCCGGAGCTGTACCAGGCGGCATACGAGCGATACCTGGCGGAGTATCAGCGCCAGCTGGGGCTAGCGGACGCCTACAGGGGGCTGGAGGACCGGGACTATGAACGCTGGAACAACGGCGTCCTGGGGCAGTATAACCGGGACCGGGAGCTGAGCTACCAGCAGTGGCGGGACACCACGGGGGACCGGCGCACGGAGGAACAGGAGGCCTACGAGCGGGCGCTCCAGGCGGACCGTGACGCCTATAATCGGGGAGTGTACGCAAATGAGACGGAATATTCCCGGGCGCTTGACGCCTATGAGCGTCAACGTCAGGCGGAGCAGACGGAGTATGACCGCCGGAGATACCAGGACGAGACGGACTACAGCCGGGGATGGAGCGAATACGACAGGCGGTACGGAGAGAGCCAGGATGAATACGAGCGGCGGCTGGCTCTAGCGAAGCTGGGGGCGCAGTACGGAGACTACGGCGGCCTCACCGCCCTGGGCATCAGTCCCCAGGAGCAGACCGTATACGCCAGAGCCGTGGGCGGGTCCGGCAGCGGGTCCGGCAGCGGGTCCGGATCCGGCTCCGGCGCCGGGAGCGGCAGCGGCGACCTGGGCGAACTGCGGACCAGGCCGGACTACCTGAATCTGGTGAACGACGCGGTACAGGGGGCGGAGGACCGGGATGTGGCCATCACGCAGCTGGCGGGGCTGGGGGTCACCCCGGAGGAGATCCTGGCGTCCCGGCAGCTGGAGCCGGGAGCGGGTGACAGCGGCACGGGGAGCTACAGCTTCCGGGGCAACGATATCTCCGGGGTACAGCACCAGGGCGGCAGGACCATGAGCGAGGGCTACAGAAACATCCGGCAGGTGCTGCGGAAGGATCCCAGCAAGGGTCTCACCCTGCTGAACAGCGCGGTGAAGCAGGGCCTCATCCACGAATACGAGGTGGATATGCTCATGGACGAGTTCGGCCTGGACTAAGGAGGGAAGCATGGCAGAGAGACTGACAGGGCTGGCGCGGCTTCAGGCGGCCACGTCCGGGACGAAGGACACGGAGGAGGAGACCTCCGGGCTGACCGGGCTGGCACGGCTCAGGGCGGCGCAGCAGAAGCAGCAGACCGCGCAGCCTCAGCAGACGCCCCGCACCGCGCAGCAGGCCCGGGAGAGCCGCATGGCGGCCATGGACACCCGGGACACGGGCGCCCGGGTCGCCGCGGACCCAGCGCAGGCGGAACATGACCTGCTGGGCTACAGCCGAAGGCTGCAGGAGCTGAGCCAGAAGCCCATGGCGGTGAACGGCAATCTCAGCGCCTACGCCCAGGGAGCCAAGGAGCGGTACGAGGCCCTGGAACGGGCCATGAACGACATGGTCTCCCGTATTCAGGCGGCCCCCGATCCCTCCCGGTACAGGGAAGAGTATACCGCCCTGCTGGGGCAGTATCAGCTGGCTGCACACAAGTACCGCATGGCGGCACAGCAATACAACACCCTGGCGGGGCACGCCCAGCAGAACGCCGCGGCGTATGAGGACACCCTGCGCCGGTACCGGGAGGTGCAGACGGCGCTGGATCAGTATACACGGGCGAATCCGGACGAGGGAGAGAAGCTGCTGGCGGAGGCCAAGGTGCTGGATATCCGAGCCGACAGGGCCATACAGGACGCGGAGGGATACGAGGCGCTGCATCCGGACTACAGCCGCATGACTCCGGAGCAGGTGGGTCAGTACCAGCGGGAGAACGTGTGGGACCCCATCCGGCAGGCCGGGGAGATGCGAGCCCGGGCGGAACAGCTTCGGGGGCAGGCGAGCCAGGCGCAGAGCCGTCTGGAGGATCTTGAATACCGTGACAGCATGGCCAAGTATCTCCCCCTCATGCAGCAGACGGACTGGGGGGAGAAGAGCCGTGCGGACGCGGCCATGATGCAGGGCGGCTCCCGGTACGGCAAGCTGGGAAACTACATCGACTCCGGGTACCGGGACGTGGACTACGCCATCATCAACGGCAGCTACACCGACGCCCGGGGGAACGCGGCCAACGATATCCTCACGGAGTGGAACAGCCACAACGGCCCCGCCATGGACAAGAGCTATCTCACCCGCATGACGGAGGAGGAGCGGGGAGTATACAACTACCTGTATTCCACCAAGGGCAAGGACGCGGCCAACGCTTTCCTCGGGGAGATCACCCCCAGACTCAACCGGAAGCAGCGGCAGGCTGACGAGGACTGGTGGCGCGCAGAGACGGCGAAGCATCCCTGGGCAACCTCCCTGTACAGCGTCATCACATCCCCAGCGAAGGCCGTGTCACTCTTCGGACAAGCCATCGATATGGCTGCCACGGGGAATATCGACCAGAACGCCGCCTGGAACCAGTTCAGCTATATTCCATCCGCCATCCGGGACGAGGCATCGAAGCAAGCGGAAAAGTGGGGGGAATCCGGATCCTTCCTGTACCAGACGGGTATATCCATGCTGGACTTCATTTTTCAGTCCGCCATCACCGGCGGCTTCGCGGGCGGCATGTGGGAGGCCTCCGGGGGTAAGCTGGCGCAGACCCTGGGGAAGCTGGCGCAGCCCTCCCTGCTCATCATGGGCACCGGGGCGGCGGCGGACACGGTCACCAGCCTGCGGGACCAGGGCATGGACAGCACCAGGGCCTTCACCCTGGGCATCGTTGCAGGCCTGGCGGAGATCCTCACGGAAAACGTCAGCCTGGAGGCCCTGCTGGACCCGGATATGCTGGCGGACGGCGTTATCCGGTATGTCGCCAAGAACATGCTGGCCGAGGGCAGCGAGGAAGCTGCCAGCGATCTGCTGAACTGGGGCGCGGACGCCCTGTACGACCTGATTTCCGGACAGGACAAGAGCGAGTGGAAGCGGGGCGTCGCGGAGCTGGAGGCCGGGGGCATGTCCCGCAAGGAGGCCGTCAGCAACATGCTCACACAGCGGGTCAAAGAGCTGGGGACGGACTTCCTGGGCGGCGCTCTCTCCGGCGGCGTCATGGGCGCCGCCAGCGCCGCGGTGCAGTACGCATCGCCCTATGTGCGGTACGGCGCAGCTTCCCTGGGGAGCAGGGCACAGGCGCTGGCGCGGGATGTCAACCTGGCCAACGCTCTCTCCAAGATCGAGAACGGCGAGCGGGTGACCCAGTACGATGCACGGCGCATCATCGAGAGCCCCGAAGCTATCGAGCTGCTGCGCAGCGAGGGCGTACTAGAGGGCGATGTGCGCAACGACCCCGCCGGGCGGCAGGCCGTCATGGACGCCGTGCGGCAGTACGCCGTGCAGCAGAGGACCGTCGAAGCCGGGCAGATACGCGGAACGGAAGAGACGGAAGCCTCCGGCGAGGCGGAAGAACGTACCGCTCCGGCGGGGCAGAATCTGCTAGAGACGGGCTTGACAGCAGAGCAGACCGGGGATACTCTGACTGCATCCGAAGAAGGGGAGGTAAGGGGCAATGGACGAGAAGAAGCTGAAGCTGCCCGGCGCGGAGCGGACGCCGCAGCGGGAGAATCCGCTGCAGCAGACGGCGGAACGAAAGCAGGGCGGCAGGGCGCTGGTGGAGACGCAGGACGGAGAGCTGGTCTGGGTAGATTCCTCCAGAACTTCCGGGGCCTCCGGGAAACCAGATCCCAGTCTCATCGAGCGGCTGAAATCACAGATCAGGTCCGACATTTTCGGGGAGAGCTGACCGCATTCTCTGCCAGGGAGGCAGGACTGGACAACGGCACTGAGGAGAAGCTCGCCGCATACTTCCCGGAGGACCTGTGGGACAGCGAGCTGCGGCAGACCGTACAGGACTACGCAGACAGGGGTGTGAGGTTCGTCCCCATGGTGGGCCAGCTCGGCCTCCAGGGCGGGAACCGGGCAAGGGCCTTCGTTTCCGGTGACGGCAAGACCATGTGGGTCCAGGTGAACCATGACCGACTCAGCTGGCAGCAGCTCGCCGCGCACGAAGAGCTGCACCGGGAACTGAAGCAGAGTCCCGAGCTGCGGGCGGAGATCATCCGCGATCTCCGTGCGGACCCGGAGATATCCCGGAACTATGACGCCATCCTGAACCGCTACGTAAACGCCTATGCCAAGCTGGGCGTCACGGACCCGGTTGAGATCGAGGACGAGATGCTGGCGGATTACCGAGCGGGCTTCGACATGCTGAGGGAGCGGCTGGGAGACCGGAAGCTCCGGCAGCGCATGAGCGAGACCATCCGGGAGACGGAGCGACGGGTGCAGAACAATCAGCCAGTCAATGTGTCAGAGACTGCCAAGGCCAGCCGGGAGAGCGGCAAGGCCAGCCGGGAGATCGATGACGAGGCATATTTGGCTGCCGTGGAAGCGGGGGATATGGAGACCGCGCAGCGCATGGTGGACGAAGCGGGTGGCAGCGCCTCCATCGAAACCGCCCCAAGCGAGAAGCTGGTCTTCCGGCCCACCGTGCCGGGTCCGGCTGAGCGCCGTGGGGACGGGGACTACCGCACCACGAACCCCCGCGAGAATCGGAAGGTCTCCCGGGTCCGCAGCAACGCCTTTGAGCTGGGCGGGCTGTACAACGAGGTGGAGCGGCAGATGGCCGAGACCCAACCGGAAAAGTTCACTTACGACCCGATCAGCGAGCGCAGCAGCATGAACGAGGCCCTGGGGCGGCTGCAGGCAGACTTCGACGGGGAGGCGGAAAGACTTGCCTCCTCCGAAGCGTGGGGAGGTAGCGACCTGGACACTGCCATGGGAATCCTGCACCAGTACAGGCAGATCGGGCGGGATACCGGGGACTACAGCCTGTT